ATGAGGCAGTGGGCATTTCTGAGGGGAAGCCTAGGGGGGCGCTCTGAAGTGTGGGGCCCTGACTGAAGCCTGCATAAGGAGCAGCGGAAGCACCAGCAAAGGCATTCCTAGGCACAGTGGAAAGACCTAATCCTTGGGCCACCTTGCCAGCATCATAGGACGCAGGCGAAATAGGGGGCGTAGTTCCAAGGGGGGAGCTGGTGTCAAACGGTAAGTTCAACGGTGAACCCATCTGACCTACGCCTTGCATGCGCTGAATGGCGTCGTAGCCTGACTGACCCGGCTTAACTTTTGCCGCAAGTTTTGGATTAGCTTTAGCCCACATCTGCATCCCAAGATCTTCTGCAGATTGTTCGGCAGCAGAACCAGGGCCTGCAAGTTTTGCCTGTTGGCGGGCGTCTTCATAACGCTGAAGTTCAGGGTCTTGAGCGGTTAGCTGGGCAACACGAGAAACTTCCTGTTGGTAAGCACGTTCTGCTGGCGCACGTCCCGTAATATTTCCCACTTCTCTTGCTGTGTTCAAAAGATCCCTAGTCGATACCGGTTTAGAAGGATCAAAACCAGGGGGATTGTACGAGGTCAAACGTGGCGCATTATTTCTACCAATACCCGTTAAAGCTGTAACCGCTCCAGGAATATCAAGCTGGCTAAGACGATCTTTTACCAGTTGTCCTTGAGGGGAACGTAAATAATTAGCAGCCCCAAGTGCCAACGGAGTTGCAACAAACTCACCAAGTGTTACACCTGCTGTCGCTGGTCCCAAAATTCCCCCACGGGGAGTGGCGCCCCCTGGAACAGGCATTCCTGCGCGTGCATTTAGGCGTTGCCGTGCAATACTGCCAGCATCTCGCCCGCGTGCATTAGCTTGGTTCATAAAATCAAACCAGGCCATAATTACCTCCAAACCTCATGTAGATAGATGCGGGAACCAACTGCAGTGTCGGCAGGTCCAGGTAATGCCTGGATGAATTCAGCACCAGAGCGTTCGTAACGGTATCTGGCCTGGAACGGATCCTTGTAGTTTGGAACGTAAAGGATGCCGGCTAAACGGTTTGTTTCGTAGAGATAAATCTCATCCCAAACCTTTAAGGCTTCTTTGGCATTGCTGGATCTAATGGTACGATCAACGTCACCAGCAATGCTTTCAAGGCGCGTAGAAGGAGAAGTGGCAACTTCAGTTTTCTTTTCAGCTGTGTCACAACGACCCAACTGAATAGCGAGCTTGTCGTAGAAGTACGAATCCGGCACGGTATTCATTGCTTCTTCCAGGCGGGCGTAGTCGCCAGCCGGAACAGAAACAGTAAAGTAACCGAGGTGGTAACGAACTCTACTTTTGTCGTAGTCGCTTAACTGCACTTCTACGTGTCGTTGTCTTTCAATTATAAAAGCAAGTAATCAACCAAACAGGCCATTGAGATAATCTAATGTGGCGCTGGATTGACCCATAAGTAACGGATCGTTTGTTCTGTAGGAATCCAGGAATCCCATGGGGTTGAGTGCTTGTGAAATTAAACCTCCAACCAACTGTTCTTTAAGTGTGTCTTGTATTGTTTTCTTGGGTTTTTCTGGTTCTTTGCCCTGCAACTGGGCGCCGTACATGAATGCTTTAATGATGTCGTCAGCGCGAGAATCGGTGCCCCCTTGCGGTTGAGTCGGTGCTGCAGTTGGTGCAGTTGATGCAATAGCCCCGGCTTTGCCAAGGGATTTCATGTGTCCGAAACCAAGTTCGTATTTGTTATCTCCTGTGGTAAATGCTGCCAGGTTGCCGTAACCACCTTGATTAGCAAGGGGCTTGTATGTACCAGAGCCTTCGAAATAAACCGGAGTTCCTTCTGGAAGAGCCCAATCTTCCCCCCGGTGAAACGAACTGGCTCCCTTGGTTGGGGCACTGCGCGGACCATACCTGGAAGTCAGGCTGATCCCAGCTTGTGGATTGAAATCGTATTTACCTTCTTTGTTTTTAATCAGTGCTGGGACTCTTTGCTCGCCAACGCGAACACCAGCCAAAACAGAACGAATAGTAGAGGGATCAATATATAGTCCTGTCGAAAGATCTTTCACATAAACATGCTTATGGGGACCGGTTGATACTCCGGTAGAACCCACCTGGCCTAAGTATGTTATGCCTGCCATGGTATCGTTTTATTCTTCATTGTAAGATTAAAAAACCCCTGGTTTCCCAGGGGCTTGGTGGAGATAGTTATACGCGAATTAAATCAGCCGCCAGGACCGCATTCCAATCAACACGCTTGATTTGCTTCAGCTGTTCAAGATTATTGAATCTTTCACCCGACAGAGACATCTGAAGGTCTTTAATCTCACGTGCTGTTTTAAGGCCAATTCCCTTAATGTGATCCGCAAGCATTTGTGCGGTAGCGGAATTGACATTTAAACGGTGATCAGGGGGGAAATCCCGTGGGTCCTCTTTGGCTGCTTTATCTTTGACTTGAAGAGTTTTTACCTTTTTGGTAGCCTCTTCGTCTGGGACAAGTTCAGAGTTGTAAGCGGTGTAAAGGCGACCGTCCTGATCTTCGACCATGAACCAATCGCCATTATCAAACTCACTGACAACTTTGACGCGAGCGCCAGTTTTTTTGTGCTGGTAAAGCATAAGGACCAGATGTTAATTCTGGTCCTAGTTTAGCTTATTCAGCTGACAGTGCGGCCAAGCAGGTAAGCTTCGATGTCTTCGTAGCCAGGGGCAGTGTCAGGCTGGACGTAGCAGGTTTCCACAACCAGGTAACCAACACGACCGGCGGCAGAGTCACCGCTGGAGATGTAGAAACCACCGGAAGTCGTAGTGGAGTTTGCAGTTTCTTTAGCAAACACACGCAACGTGGTCGAGGCAGTAACCTGGTAGTTCACCACAGAACCAGAGACACCAGCGGCGCCAGTAGCGGTCAGGAAGGCGTTGGTGCCATAACCGGCAGTGCCGCCAGCGAAGTAGATTTCGCCAGCTTGGAGGCCGGAAACAGTGGAAGTCAGGTTGGCTTGAATCACGCCTTCACCCACGCCAGAGGCGGCGACAGGTGAACCGCCGTTGCTGCGACCGAACGAAATGACGTTACCGGTAGCGGCATACACACCAGAGGCAACGCGGCCATCACCCCAACCAGAGGCAACCGAAATTGCGGTGCGGTACACGTAAGCAGGCAGTGTGCTGCTACCAGAGATCACCATGCCCGTGATGTCAGGACGAGTGTCATCCTGGCGATAAGGCGAGGGAACGATCACAGCAGCGGAGCTAACGCTACCAGCACCAGAGGTGGTTGTCACTGCGACATAGCCACGCTGCTGGAAATAACGGTAACCAGGCAGAGCAAGGACCGAGGTGGGGCCACCAAGGGAGCTGTCGAGAGAGCTACCGCCTTCGACAACAGAGTCAATGTTCTTGTACCAGCCGTTCAGGGGTTCTGCCCAGTTGCCTGGAAAGATTTTTTTAGCGGACAAATAGGTCATTTATTTTTCCTTTTGTTAGTTGTTTACGTTATTGATCAGATGTTACCGTCATCTTGCACGAAGCTGAACGCGGTGGTCACAAAGTCCTTGTTCAGGATTTCAAAACCGGCGTACAGTTGCCAAATAAGAATGATGAAACGGCTGAAGTCGTCGTTGTTGTTGATCAGAACTTGAGCGTTCGGACCACCGATACCAACGCCAATCGCTTGAGGACCGAAGAAGTAACCTTGAGCGGCTTCTTTCACGGCATAGGTGGAACCACCGTCAAAGGAAGTGCTGATGCTCTTGATCGGGAAGTTGGTGGATTCGAAGAACTTAACGCCTTCAAACTGCACACCAGTAGGCATAACAGGTTCGCCAGCCAGGAAGTAGGCTTGACCGGCCTGGGGGCCTTGGTAGAAGCTGGCGTTGTTAGGCAGCATGGGGTTGCCCATGTACATGCCTTGACCAGGATTACCAGCGTAACGAGCGATCTCACGGAAGTCAGGGTCACGACGCAGGTGCATCATGAACGTGGGATCGCAAATACAACGATACAGACCATCGGCATAGGTCGGAACGTTGCGCTTGCGCAGGTCCTTAACAACGGTCAGCAGGTCGGTACGCACCTGGAACTGCTGCAGGTCAGCGGTGTATTCAGTACCAGTGTAGGAAATACGACCGGAAGAATCCTTAACCTTATTACCAGCGAAGTAGTAACCGCCTTGAGTTGTGGAGGCAGCGCCGTTGGCTTCAGCTTTGGCGAGTTCATCAATGAACACGCGGTCACGCCAGCGGCGATAGTCGTCAAGCAGCGTCAGGCTACCGATCGACTGGTGGAACATATTCAGGTTGCCGGTATCCAGCAGCATGCGCTGAGCGGTAACCAGTGTTTCGCGAGCAATCTTGAATGTGCTGGGCTGAGTCGGGTCGCCCGGATCCGCAGGACCGGTGTACTCCTTAAGCACCACCAGAACTTTCTCTTTGGTGATGTTACGGCTGTTAGCGGTACCGATCGTTTGGTCAGCAATACGCTCACGGCTGTCCTTAGTACCAGGGGTACCCCAGAACTTGTAGCGGTCTAACTGAACGGTTTGACCAGGCTGACGTGTGAAGTCGTGGACAACCACGGGCTCCACAGCCATCTCAGCGATGTACGCAGGGTGGGGACGATAAAGTTCCGCACCTAAAATCTTTGGAAAGTCGTTCTCCTGGTCTCTAGTTTCTTAGAGGGGTGGACTATCTCTTCATCCCTGTGGGATGCCGGACGCTAATTCTGGTATTACGTAACAAGATCGTGTTACACCCAGTAGTCTCTGCACCTTCCAATCACGTTCTTGATTGGCTTGGCTCAGGATTACCCTCGGCTTGACGTTAGGGCTTCCCTGAATTCATCCAGTTTGCACTCATCGATTACTCGGTGAGGTGACAACGTTGAGCGTTCAGTTGAGGCATGCTATGCTTTGGAAACTTGTTTATGAACAACATGGAACCAAAGCTTGTTCCCGGATTTGGTAATCTTTACTTAACTGAGGAAGGTAAGGCTTTTGAGAAACGTCTTGATCCCGATAATCAAGAATATTTTCGAGAGCTGTCTATCAGTACAACCAGTGTTTATAACCGAGTTTCAATTCTTGTAGATGGGAAGAGGAAGCGTTTTCATCTTCATGTCTTGATGGCTGTGGCTTTTTTGGGATTGGATCTGCGTTCCCATGGAACCAGTAACTTTTCCCTTCAAGTCGATCACAAAGATAATAACAAGAGGAATAATCGACTTGATAATCTTGAGATCGTTACCAAACAAGAAAATCTAACAAGGGCTTGGAAAAACGGTTGTTACAAAAACAATGGTTTTGCCAGTAAAGGAAGGCCGAAAAACTCTTTGAGAAAGTTTTCTTCGGACGACGTGGTTAAAATCAAATCTTTAAAAGAGGCTGGTCTTTCTTATCGGAAGATTGCCGAAAAGTTTGATTGCAATCACGGAGCTATTTACCAAATCTTGAAAGGAAATACCTACCAGGATCTGAACTAGCTATCAATAAACACCTTGGTTTATCCTCCAGTGTTAGTGTTTTTATCGGGTGAAAGATAAAGACACATGTGTCTTATCTAACACAAATTTTAGCAGCCCGTAATTTATTTAATTACATGTACTGCAGTGTGGACGCTTTGGTGCGTGCACCAGCGGAATTACTAGATCCATAGGACTCAGGATCAACTG